GGGTCAACCTCGTAAGCCTTGTGTAGCGATTCAGATGTGAAAGTAATTTCATAGTTCGATCCATCCGCCTTAGCAGTACCAGAACCACCCGTGTCCGTTGCTAATTGTGCGTTCTCAAAGTACCAATACTTGCCATTCGAATCACCGACCACGATAGCCAAATCACGTTGACCCTCGCCTGCGATGTTAATAGCCTTAGATTTAGAAGCCTCACGCAAGAATAACTTCAACATAATAGTTTGTTTGTAGAATGTTGAGCCATTCTCTAGGCTAATCTGCGCTTCTTCTGTATAGTTCCCTACGTTTCTAGCGAATTGGAACTCGACGAAAGGGGAGGTCTTTGTTATCGCTGTAACCTCCCATTGAGCAGTGTCAATGGTAGCTCCAGTAATATTTGATTTGTCATTTAAGATGATGCTAACTATACCTCCGATGTTATTGGTACACCCCTTGGTAATGCTAGATAATGTTGTACATGCCATAATATTTTTATTTTAAATTTTACAAAAAAAAGGTGGCAGATATTCCACCACCTTAAACGATTCTTTCACCGACTATGGTTATTTGTATAACACAATTTCAGCTCCATTGGTATGAAAGTAGCCTTCTTTCTGATTCGCACGAGTGCGGATATAAGGCTCTGCTGTTGTGTCCGCAAGGTTAATCGCTTTCAACTCTTGAACATCAGACATTCCATCGAACGCATAAATCAAATTGTAGTTAGTTGTGAACACTGCTACGTTGTTCGGTAAACCAGCATCCTCAACCATTTTGATACCTAAGAATGTCAAGCCCAAGTCTTGCGTGATATACATCGTGTTATTTTGCGAAGCCGTTGCAATGCGGTAGTTCGCTGCAATATTTGGCGAAACGAACATACGGAGCTCCTTAGTTTTAACGCGAACTTGTGCTGGCAACGCTTGGTAAACTTTCGTAAGCTCTGCCACAACGTTAGCTGTTGTTGAAGCTATTGCAGTAATCTTGATAACAGATGCGTCAGCATTTAACTTTTTCAAGTGACCATCAACCAATACCAAGTTCGGGTTTGCTGACAAAATATCCCCTTGCCAACGGCGTAAGTTGCGCTCCTCTAATGCTTTCAATGCTAACTCATTCCAATAGTAGCTCATAAACGAAGGCACAGAGAAATCACCGTTAGAACCTTGCGCCATTTGTAATGACAAGAACGACTGCTCAATATCGAACTGACATATTTGAGCCATTACAGAAGTCGGCGTAACGTCGATGTCGATAGCATCTAACTGCTCTGTTGGTGCTGTGAAATTACACGTTGATGCCTTAGTAACTTGCCCGAATGTCACATTAGCTAATTTCGTTCCCGCTTTAATACCCGGTAACGTGCGGAAATTGTCCACTATCTGCTCATTGATGTACGACTTTGAGTAGAACTCTTGCGGGTTTGGACAAAGCAATGCATTTGTTTGTACTGCTAAATTGAATTTTAACTCTCTCATTTTCTATTGTTTACTTGTTGATTTAACTTTATTAATCGTTCGATTGCTGACAACTGAACTTGTTCTTCTTCTTCTTCTTCTTGAACAGCTTCTGTTTTTTCGCCCTCGATTTGCGCCTTTATTTCAGCAATGACATTTAGTACTTCATTAACCTTTTCGTCAATCATCTTGGCAACGACATCCTCTGTTAATGCTGGTGGCGCTTCCTCTTTCGTCGGTTCTTCTGCTGGTTCTGCTGGTGCTTCTTCTTCAGCTAGTTCAACCTCTTCTTTAGCCTCCTCTTTCGGTTCTTCTTCAGTTGAAGCTTCAACAACTTCTTTAGTTGTTTCTTCTACCTCCTCAAAACGTACAAGTTGACCATCTTTGAAGATGAACTTTTCGCCCTCTTTCATTTCACTCATATTCATTTGATTATTAAATTGTTGCTCTTTTAAATTAAACTTCCCGCCAATGGAATAGCCTACACGACCGTTGTCGATTATCTCCTTGTAGTCTGCTTCATTCTCTATTTGTGTGGTAAGCATTATCGTACCCTTTGGAACGTCTAAATTATACAGCGTATTAGCCTTGTCTGTTGCTTCGTTCTCAACTATCCACGCTTCAAGAATATAAGCATCTACCTTTTTACCCTTGTCGTGTTCGAAGTTGAATAAGTTACCCTCACGGGTTCGCTTCATTAAGTCTTTGAATATTAACTCAATTTGCTCATCGGTAAACTTCACATAAAACTCCTCGCCATCTTGATTTCGATATATCTCCATTGGCATCATAGCAGGGGCTGTCACTCGCATCTTAACATCGTCCGAAAAAAACAAACGTTTGTGGGAATTGAACGCCAAGCCTTTAACCTTTATAGCAGGATTCGACGTAAATGCCACCTCATCAATCCCTAAAGCATCCTCTGTATTAATCTCGTATATCGGTAATCCCATACCAAATAATGTTTTTGTTTTAGCGATGTACCTTTTTTTTATTACATTTGTTATAAAATAGAACAAAATGATAACAATTAAAGGACATGACTATCCGACAAGGGTAGAAGAAATGACATTAAAACAGTGGTCTTATGTTAGTGGTATTGTGCAAAATGGCAACATTTCAGGCATTGAGAAATTAGAAGCATTGCTAACCGCAATAGGAGTGCCACAAAAGGACATAGACGATTTGCCTATTGATTTTTCAGATAAATTAGCCGAAGCAATGAAGCCTTCTAATGAGGAATTTGAACTAGTCGACCATATAGGGCATTATAGTCTTAATTTAGACCGTGAGTTGACCGTGAAGCTGGCTAAATTCATAAGCAAAGTAAATGAGCAAGGCTTGGGAATTGCTGGTCTTGTAGCGGTCTTTTACGAAGACGAAAGGGTGACTACAACTGAGCATTATGACCTTTCGCACGTTAAGCATAAGGCAAGGATATTTGACCACATGAGTGCGAAAGACTTCGTTGTGTCAGTTGCAAAAATAACTGAATTTCTGGCTGTAAAGACAAAGGAAACTCTTGATGAAAGTAAGTGATTATCTTGAGGTCTTGGCACTACAACGCCAGCACTTTGATAATGAACTAGACCGCACGCTAAGTATCGTTAGCGTGTGGTTAAATGAAGACGTTGAGCAAGTTTCTGAAAGGTCGTTAACGGAAGTTAACAAGCTACTACATGAGTGCTATAATGAGTTGCAATCGTCGTCAACTTCAAACGCAATACCTTTTACACAGCTAACCCTTGGCGACTTCATAGATCTTGAAACTTACGCCACTGACTACAAACTACATCACTACGCATTTGCAATCCTACACAAGAAAAACAAGCTAAACGAGTGGGGCGAAAAGATTTATGAGCCAACGCCTACCAACATTGAAGCACGAGCAACGTCACTTCTTGACCATGAAGCAAGTAACTATATAGCTAGTTTAAATGCTTACATTGAGTTCAGAAATAAATTGCTCAACGACTATGAAGATTTATTTTCCAAGCATGACGAAAACGTCGATGTAACAGGATTAACGCCCGACGAGGTGAAAGAATTGCAAGATGAAATTGAGAAACAAAAACAACGTGCGGTGTACTCATGGGAAGCGTTTTTGTATTGGCTCGCAGACAATAAAATCGCCAATATTGACGACGTGCTAAACTTCCCTATTGTTTACGCTTTCAACCTAGCAAGTATGAAAAAAATACTAAATAGTTAGGTTGTAAGTTGGTGAAGTTGGAAGCCCAGCGTAAGGGTCTTCGATCCAATTGAAGTCGATTGTAACCTTTGGATTTGATAAGATTTTCGCCACGTCAAGAAGCGGGTATTCTTTAATTTGCCACTGAATAAAGTCAGCTATTATTTCGTTTAAAACCGCCCTAGTATCGGGTCTATCAAGCCAATATTGCGTGATGAAGTGCGGTTCGATACCTCTTTCCGTTCCAGCATCTAAGAATAAGTAGTAATACATTGCATTGATAGTAATACTTAACTCATTGAGCCTATCTGACTTGACGGCTGAAATACGAATGGAATCGTATAGCGTGCCGTAGTCAATCAGCCCTTGCTTCTGAATCTCTGACTGCAACGACCTTGCTAGTCTATTCCTTAACGCATATTTTACTTTATAGTTCGCCATA